AAGGCACATTGTCAATAAAAAAGGCCCTTGCGGGCCTTTTTTTACTCCATTGCTTGGATAATGTATTTTCCATACTTGTCATGGAACCTGTCGAAGTTCTTCAACTTGCTGGCGTCAAACGGTAAAGCATAGTTAGTAAGAGCAACTTTGGCACCCATAACAACTAACTCAGTTGGGAAATTATCCATCATAAACCCAAAGAAGTTGTCTGCCATAGAGTCCCAACCTTTGACCTGCTTCTTGTCTGCTTCTTGGAGTTCGTAGCACATTGAGATAGTCAGCGAATACATTGCTGAGATCTCTTTTACTGTGAACTCTTTGACCTTGCCTGCTAGGATGTCCTCAGGTTTGGGCATCTGCTTGGCAACCTTACGGTGAGCCATAAACTTAACAGCAAGGCCTTCACCTACAGCACCTGAAACCAAGTCAGTGAGCGTGTTCTCGCTGATGTCGTCATCTTCCAAAAGGTCGCTGACAAATGACCAAGAACGTGGAGTAGCAAATGAACGGCTTGCTGATTTTGGATCAAAGTCGTAGAGATCTTGTTTGGCAAAACCAACATAGCCTACAACCTGTTCATGGATGTGATTGAGCGTAGCCCACTGAAGCCAGTCATCAAAATCTACTTCAAGTTCCAAATGGATAAATCGGTTAGCCAACGGAGCAGGCATACGATAAGTAACACCCTTGTCTGCTTCACGGTTACCAGCAGCCACGATGTCTACACCTTTTGGAAGCACATAGGTGCCAACACGGCGATTCAAAATAAGTTGATAAGCCGCTGCCTGGGTAGCAGGAGCCGCTGAGTTCAACTCATCAAGGAACAGAATGGCAGTGCTGTCTGGGTCAGTGGGCAGTTCTGAAGGAGGTGCCCAAGTCATAGTATTGGCTTGGCTGTTGTAATAAGGGATACCTTTGATGTCAGTGGGCTCCCACAGACTCAAACGAACGTCAATGACTTCACGATCTTGATCTGAGCCAATTTGTTTAACAATGTCTGACTTGCCAATGCCTGGAGGGCCCCACATAAAGATAGGACGCTTTTTAGCCATTGCCTTACGAATTGCTGCCTTGGCACCATTAGGGCTAACAGTGCGGTTAGTGCTGACTTCTTTCTTTGCCATTTGCTTCTCTCTCTAAAGTTAAACTACAAAAAATTGTTTATGAGTCTCTATTATAGTGAGAAGTTAGGTAGTTGTCAACTAGTTTTCTCTTTGTTTTTTGTGTGGGCCTTATGCCACAGTTTTAAATCACCTGAAAATAACATCATTTGGACAGCAGTCCTTTCTCCAAAAACATACATTTCCTTATGAGTGAGATAAAATGGGCAGTCTATGGTATTATCTAACCAGATGATAAATCTATTTTCGAACTTACCAATTGGGTGTTCAAATTTAATTCTATAGTTTTTGATTTCTGACTTTTGAAGTGCCTCAAACCCTAATTCAGTAAGCCAAAGTCCGCCGTGATTTTTTAATCTAGGATTCTGCCACCAGATTCGTGTGCATTCTCGAATTTTTTTAGGAGTGATCTCAATGCCCAATTCTGTCATTACATATTGAGTAATTTTATTTTTTTGATTCATCTACAAGCTTCTCGCCTGTTGTTAGTTTATAAACATCAAAGTCTTTAGTATTAAACTGTTTGTTTAATTTTTCTGCCAAATTAAAAGCATGGCCTGCATTGCTAAAACTTACTTTTTTGTACTTTGGACCAATTTGTTGAGAAATGACTGAAGTAGAAGTTTTTAAATTTATTGGTTTACCTTTATAAAAAACAGCCCATATCGCTTCTGCATCTAATACTTGTTCAGTTTTATAATTTTTTTTATTTGTAATTTCCAACAATATTTGTGGTTTAGGTCTACTCACGATATACGCTCTCCAAAAGTGCGTATATATTTATTCTAAATTTAGAATCTCCCACCGTCTACTTTTATTGTAATGTTCTCTTGGGTTTTAGTTTGGTTGTCTAAATTACCTACAAGCCTAGCCATTAGTGAGCTAATACTACCTGCTAGATCGCTTACTTCTTTTTGAGAAAGTGTAAGATTTTTTTGATTTGATTTAACCATTATTTTGGCCTTATCTAAAAAATCTTCAATGGGATATGTATTGAGTGTTTTCATGATTTATTAATTTTATTTAATTCAGTTTTCATTTCTTGTTCTGTTTTGAAAGGACCTTTGTAAGGATATCTTTCTAATGTAATTAGTTTAGGACAAAAACTTTTTACCCAACCTTTTCTAAATTGAATCACATAATATCCTGCACAAAATTGACTTTTGCTTTTCGTGCTTTTGGTAAAGATAGGTAGTCTTTTTTTAAGATTGTATATAGGATCAAATGGTTTAGAACTACACGGATATTCATAAATTACGTAAGATTCTGGAATTTTAATTCCAGAACTTATTGATTTATCTGGAAGTGCTATCCCATATTCACTTAAATTAGAAATTTGAACTCTTTGACCATTCTTTGTTAAAAAATAACCTTTTTTACTTTTAGAAATAGATCCAATTTTTTTAGAATTTTCTGTAATAATCCATTCTTTATCTGGAATAAGTTCTTTCGATATCAAATTCATAGGGTATATCTCGCATTTAAAGGTTCAGCATATGTTTGAACTTGTTCACTTATTTTTTGAAGATCATATGCGGCACAAAATTTTAATAAGCGAATGCCTACTTGTGGAACATCTTTACCACTGTTAATCGTTTCGTTGATTACATTAAACATCAAGTCTCGTATTTCTTTAGGTTGTGCTCTCAGATCACACAGTAATCGATTACGTTCATAACACTCTTTGACACGTTGCTCTTGTCCTTCATGATCCATCCAACGTTGCAGCATGAGGTTATTCCAAGCCCAACCTTTGGTATTACGATCATTAAAGGCATCTCTCAATCCTACTTTATTCTTAGTGCCTTTTTCACGAACACCAGGATAAGCACTGAATATGTTATCTGAAGTATCTCCACGCATACACTTCTCAAACAGTAACCATTCTGTATCCGGAGCGGGTTTTACTTCTCCTGTTTTTTTGTCTTTAACAGGTTTGCCCTTTTCATCAAAGTAGCCTTCGTGGGTAGTTGTAATACCCATTACTCCATTATATTGACGAACATTTGGAGCAATGAGTTGAGCAAAGTCTCCATCTGTGCTTATGATTACATGGTCGTCGTTAGGATGAAGATCAATCCATCCTGCGATAAGGTCATCCGCTTCTAATTGAGGATGATGTAAAACCGTAGTGTTTGTTTTATTGGAAATAAAATCTTTAAACTGATCAAATGTTTCCCAAAACACACGATCTTCTTCAGCTTCTTTCGGTGTAAGAGCAGCACGAGCATCTGAACGATTGCGTTTGTAAGGCGCATAATGATCCTTACGCCAAGAACGACCTTCCAATGCGAACACTACGTGGGTGCCGTTGAAGTCTTTCCAAGCCTTGCGAACACTGCCTAGAATAGTATGAATACTCATACCGACTTTATCTTCGAGATTACCTCGAACCACATGTCGAGCTCGAAAGAATGTATTGGCCGTATCAACCAAAATGTAAGTCATGATACCTCAGTTTTCCCGTCATCACGGAGAGCACGATTAACATAACCAGAACCACGGCGTTCCATATCTACGCCAGATTCTGCCCCAACATTTTTACAAAGTTCGCTAAACCAAGCATCTACAATTTCTTCTTCTGTATCGCCCTTAAACCCTGCTTCACGTAATTGTACAACAAAGTATTCATTCCAGTCAAGTTCAAAAAATCCGTTTCTAAGATTGTCTTTGTTTACATGAGTTTCTAATACCTGAACCCAGGGTTCTTTGCGTTCGGTGGCAAGTTCTTTTGGTGATAATTTCGCTACTCGTTTGGCTTCTTCTGCTTCTGCTAGTTCTTGAGCAGCCAATTCTAATAGACGCTGCTTTTCTTCTTCTGCGGCTTTGATTCGTGCTTCTGCTTCCATTCGAAGTTTAATAGTTTCGGCTAAAGCCTTTTCCATTTCTTCAATGCCAAATAGTTTTCTTAAAAAGTTTTTCATGTTTTATATGCCGGGTTTGGGACATCTAATTCATAGATGTGTATAAACGTTTTTTCTTGGTCTTCTGTAATTTTAAGATATTCCAATGTTCGTTGATGTTCTGCATCTGTTCGAGACAGGAAAAATCCATTACCTAAATAGTTCGTTGATGTAGCTCCTGTAGGAGTAAAAAACATACCGTGTTGTTTAACTAGGAAATAGATTTTTAAAAATTGCGGAACATCTAACGGTTCCATTAGGTGCCCCACTCGTTCTTAAAGAGAGGAACCTGAAGTCGATCACTGTATCTAAGTCCATATTTCATACAGGCTAAGGCCACGTTCTTATTATTCATACTATAAACGCTTTCAACTCCACCAACTGGCATCATATAGACTTCACCTTCGAATCCTGCGTCACGATATTCCATTGTGGCTTTGAGAGCATCTTGAATGTCTTCTTGTGTGGCAACTACAAATTTTAGATAGGTCCATCCTACTGACTCATAATCACAGACAACATCGGGTTTGATTGCTTCTTCCCAACGCTCCCCGCTACCTGGAAGTTTGGCACTTACACTAAAAGTAATTTGTCTGTCAATAAATCCTTCATGCTTCCAACGCCATTCTTGTAGATATGCTTTGAAGTCATGAGTAAGACGTTGAGTGCCGTTAGTTTCAAAAGTAATCTCCCTGAGTTCATCCATTTTAGGATGATTAAGCAGGTCAGGATAACTACGTTGCCAACTCAGTAAAGGTTCTCCACCTGTGATTACTAAATGTTCTCTCATCCATCGTTTGTATGGGAGTGTTTCGATGATTGCTTCCGCAATCGCATCTGTTGTAAGAACTGGTGAAAAGTCTTTGAACCGAGGATCCCAACTAGCGTAACTATCACAACCGGTATGAACAAGTGGAAGATCTCTATATTGTTTAAACTCGATAATCCTATCTGCAGCCAAGTTCCGTTCATTTGATAGTTCTCCTCTAGGCATGCCAAATCCGTCGCAGGTAAAATTGCAACCGAATGTACGTAGAAATACTGAAGGAACACCCATGTAGCGACCTTCACCTTGAATTGAATAAAATAATTCTGAAATTTTAATTTTGCTCATAAATTTGTGTTACCATTTTTTTAAGTTTATGAATTTTAGAATCCATAGTAAATACATTATAAATGATTATTTAGGATTTGTCAACATGTCTATTACAAAAATTTTCTGGAGTCTTCATAACCATTGTAAAGCAGAATGTTCATATTGCCCTAGTCAATATTGGGCAGGGGGGGAACCTAGAAGCATATCGGAATATATGAAAGTTGTTGAAAGAGTAGTTGAACATTACAATTTTCTAGGGAGATCAATCGAGTGGACCTTTGATGGTGGAGAACCTCTTGAAATGCATGATTTTCCGCAAATTTTGAAATACTGTAAAGAAAACAATGGAAATATTACCTTAAATTCGAATGGTGGACGTATTTGGTTAGATTGGTGGGCAATTGAGCCACACGTCGATCAATTAAATTTAAGTTACCATTATTGGCAAAAAGAACATCTGATTAAATTTATTATTGAAGTATTTAAAAAAAAGTCTAAAAATGTAAATGTTATCGTTCCTCTTCGTCCAGATTTTTTTGATTGGGACCTAGAAAGAATAATTAAATTAGAACAAGAATATAATATCAAAGTAAGTAAACATCAATTATACAAGGATAATAGTCACGTTAGAGGTTTTTTTGATTATACTGACGAGCAATTAGCAATAATAAACGGTAGAGAATTAATAGATGAAAAAAATAAATTTCAAGAAACTACCTTTGCAGAAAGAATTGAAGAATTAAAAAATGAAAGTCCAGTTTATCTAGGAAAATTATGTAATTTAGGTGTTGAAAGGTTATATATTACATATGACGGATGGGTTACAGGAAGTATTTGTAACAATGGAGCTTTAGGAAATATTTGGGATAATACTTTTCAATTAAGAAACTCACCTAGTGTCTGTAAAATGTTGGCCTGTGTTAACGCTGATGATCAACAGATTACGAAATTTCCCTAAACCTATTAATAAAAGCACCTATTAAACAATTATAAGATTTCATTGTAAAAGTATTAGTATAAAATATCCATGTCTCACCCGATATTACTCTAACATCATCTATTTCAAACATATCTCCATTACCTCCGTACCACTTACTGCCTATTTTCATTTTACTCTTTCAAAATGGAATATCATCATTTAGTTCTTCCGCCTCAAGAGTAGATAAGCACATATTATAATCAATGATAAATGCTTCCCAACTCTTACGCATAGCAGGCCATCTTTCAATCATCTGTTCTAATCTAAACCAATTAACACGGTTGAAGGACTGATATTTTGTTGGAATATCAGTGATGCTAACAGGTCCATCTTCATAAAAAGGATCCATAAGACGCTCCGTTTCGAAATCTAGTTCAAGTTGTTGAGGAGTGGTTGACATGAGAAAAATTTCTTGGTTAGATCTTCTGCTTGTTTTTGAACTTGAGAAACACGTTTTTCATAATGTGTCATGGTGACAATAATATGATGACAAAGTTCTGCTTTGTAGATCTGATACCTGTCCCAATTTTCTGTCCATTTACTAGGATACTTAAACCCCTCATAATACATTTCTCTATAACTTAAACGATCTGGAACCATAGGAATAGCATCTAACAAGGCACCCTCATAACAACTGATACCTAGAGTTTCTTGTAGATTGGCTGAAAATACGATTTTAGCCTTGCCTAACAGATTATGATATTCGTCCTTAGTCAAAGATTTTTCTTGACAAACTATGAATTCATATTGAGGCAATAGTAATTCTAGATCTTTAAAAATCTCCAACTGTTTCTCTGGTGCTATACGGTGTGGAAACAGGATTAGGTCACGCTTACGCATACCTTTATACGGAGCCAATGTGTCTGCCATATATTCCATAGGCCAACCTGACCTAACTATCTTTGGAAACTTACCTGCTAATACATCGTGGATATCTTCTTCAAACCATGGATTTTCTGTTTCCATCCCATTATTAAGAAGATTACGCATAAACATTTCAATATGAAAGTCTGTGGCAAAATAGTTATGATCAATGGCATGGAAGAATGATTTCTCAGCGTGTCTTACCCAAGGAGCATCTCCAATAAGCCTACCTAAAAAGTCTTGCGGGTCATAACTTCCGGCGTGCCATAGTGCGTGAATCTTT